CGGGCTTTGATCTCGTCCTCTTGCCCGCGCAGCATCGCATCGCTGACGTACTGCGGCTCGACGTACCCGCTGATCCGCTGAGCAGCCATTTCCCACAGATGCGCTCGCGACTTCACATTGTCGGCGACCTTGAGGGTTGGCGTGATGATGCGATCGAATTCGCTGGCTGTCAGCAAGCCGCAGCGAGCCTCGTACCATTTGACCGATCCCTGCTCATAATCGCAGTGAATGTGGAGACCGCGGAGATTGGCCGGCGCGTTCATGCCGCGTCCGTCCTATAATGGGCTGGTCGGTAGCTCTGAGGCTCAACGTCAAAAGGATGCGCGTTGCGTACGAACTCGCCGCCTGGCCATGCGAACTGAACGTACTGATTGTTGTGGCCAATGTAGAACGCGGGCTTCCCGAGCACCGTGATCTGCTCAGGCTTTGGTTGATGCGATGAGAGCCGACAGCGCGCCCGTTTCAAGAACTCGCCGAAACTGAGCGAGCCGAAGACGTCGCAGCGCCAAACAGCAGCGAGAGCTTTGCCGCGGCTCGTGGCCAGCTCAGCAGAGTTGCCGTAGCCGTCGACAGAAACTTCCCATCGCCGAAGAATGAAGGCGCCGCTCACAGCCCGGCCTCGTCAGCTTCGCGCTCCTTCTCGGCGCACATCAGGTCGAGCTCGGCGCGCTCATCAGGCGCAATCGTTCCCGCCGCGCACTTCCGATGCAGAAGACAGTAGCGCTCGTCGGGGAGGCGTGGCGTCACGAGGACCGGCTTCACGCCTTCGATTGCGAGCGACCGGATGAGTTGCTGGCGGAGGGTCAAGCGGCGATCCTTCCACCATCATCGCGCAGATCGATCGACATGCGCGTGTAAGGAACCTCGCGCAGCACGCGCTCAATCAAAGCATCGGGCCGTTCAGACCTCAGCATCTCGTTGAAGTCGCGGGACGCCTCTTCCCACGGCGTACCGGCGACGCAGGCCGCATCCGCTTCACGCATGAGCCGGTCACGGCGATGGTTGTAGAGCGCGCGCAGCTTGCCGACCGCCTTGCCGGTGTAATGACGAACGCCGCCGCCTTCGATCCATGCGCCGGAGCGGATGAAGTAGTCGGGCTGCTCAGCGATGATTTGAGCGACCAGTGCGCGACCTTCGGGGGTCGCGGCCCATGCGGGGAGGCCGGTCACAGGTAGAGGCTCCACACGTAGGCCAGTCCGACGGTGAAGAAGCAGCCGCCAACAAAGCCCATGTAGCGATCAAGAAAGCGGTCATTGGCGAGCGCTTCGCCGATCCTCTCGAACAGCGGCGGCCGTGAGGTCTGCTCGCGATACCTGCGCGTGGTTTGCTCGAGGTTGCGTTGCTTGCGCTCGATTTCCGCTCGCTCGTCGGGAAATCGCTTGCCCTGCTCGGCGTAGCGGCTCTCGATGGTTGTCTGCATCTCGCGAATGGCGCCGCGATGCAGCGGGAGAATAGTGGCGGACTTTTCGGCAGCGCGTCCGCCGTGCGCTTGAGCAGAGGCCGAGTTGCCGCCTGGGGGCTTGGCGGCTGGGGAGATGGTGAAGCGGGGGGTGTCCATGCACCCCATGTATGCGACTATCGCAAACCGGTCAACACATATTTTGCGACAGTCGCAATTTTATTTCGAGTGTGGCGGCCACTCCTTTAGCGTCTCGCCGGTGCTTCCGTTGACAATGGCGACGCTGCTGACCCGAACGCGGACCCAACACTTCACCACGGTCACGGCCCGAGGACCGTCCAGTGTTGCGGGATAAAAGGTGCTGTCACAGTCAGCTACCGAGCCGTTCTTACCACCGAGCGTTCCGCGAACAACGATGCGAGCATCTTTCGCTAGGGCTTTGGCAGCGGCTGGCGGCAAGGTGACGTAGGTTCCATATTCGTAGATGTCACCGTCGGCGGCGATCCCCTTGTAATACTCAAGAGACACGCCCAGCGCGGCAGCTTCTTCGGCCATGTCTTTCGCCGGCGGTGCCTCCTCGAACAGCAAGGCGTCGTCGTCGCGCCTTACCCTCGTGACGCGCGCGTGCGCCCCAAAGGCATTCTGGCCCGCATAGGTGCTGAGAACAGTCTCGCGTGATCGAATCGTCGCGAGCGACCAAGCGATCGGCAACCAGATCCTCAAGTCGCCGTCAGAGTAGGAGTAAAACGCCGAAGGGCCTCCGGTGTAAGCGAGCCTTTGCGCTTGAGGCCGAAAAGAAAATTCGAATGGCTCCGCAGAGGCCGTCGGGTCTTTGACGTCGGCGAATGAGTTTGCTGACCGTGCAACAAATGCGCGGCGCGCCTCTGCCAATAAATCGTCTATGGGCGTGGTCGTCGCGCCGGCCGCAGCGACAAGCATTGCCAAGATCATAAGCGCCCCCTGACTCTGTGGATTGCCAATTTACCGGAGGCATCTCTCGCGATGCGATCGAGCGGCACTCGAAACGTCTGATCGGGGTTGAACTGGCGAAGCTCGATATGCGTGGCGGTGCGCCGCACAACCCGCTTAATGAGCACCATCGTCACCCGCCGCGCGAGATCGCCTTCCGCGCTTGGATCAATGAGTTGAACCACAACGTCATCGCCTGGTCGAACTGCTGACTTCGGGCTGACGAAGGCGCGCTCCCCTGGCTCAAATCGGGGAGCCATAGATTCGCCCACGATTTCGACGGTGTACGCCTCATCGTCGCCAGCAAGGCTTGGCGGTCGAGCAACATAGTCGAGCACGTCCGAAAGGTGCAGCTCGGTCAGTTCGATGCCGTCCAGTTCTTCCCAATCGCCGCCGAACGCGGTGCCCAGCAGCGGCACTGGCTTGGCTTCACTCAGCGTCCATGCATCGTGCGCTTGCGCCGCTGTCATGCCCGTTCCGCGAACCTCGCTCCGGACAACGGGCTGCGGCGGTCCCATTAGCTCGAGTAATTTTAGAACCTCGTCGCCTTGCCAGCGCCGCGGCTTCCCTCTTTCTGTAAGAGATTTTGAAACCTTGTCTTCGGAGATTCCAAGTTTCTCCGAGAGCTGCCGGTTGTTCAGGCCGCGCTCCTTCATCCAATTGAGAACGCGCTCGCGATCCATGCCCTCTTGAACATCAAGACTGCGAATGTCGCAAAGACGATTATCGCAAAGAAATGCTTGCGCAGAGTTTGCGACTGTCGCATAGTGAAGCGATGCAGACATACGCAGATCAGGTGATCGACGCGCTAGGCGGAACTTCCGCTGTCGCTAAGGCCATCGAGGCGCCGACTTCGACCGTGCACAGCTGGCGGAGCATCGGCATTCCATCATCGCGTTTGGCCCACTTGCGCCTGTTGGCGAAGGAAATGGGTATCGAGCTGCCTGAGCCTCCCGCTGAGCAGCGCCAAGACGCAGCCGCATGAGCCTCGCACTCGTCGCCCAAGCGCGCCCCTTGCGAGCGGATTTGTAACCGTGCCGTGGGGGAGCCTCGTTCTTTTCGCGCTGCTCACCGCGGCCGGCGCTTATGTGCTTTGGTTGATCGCTGAGGCCGCCGACGACCTGCGCGCAAATGGCGTGTGGGGCGATTGGCCGCACGTTCCCGAGGGTGCGAGGACCGCCGCCAGAAAGGATGGCGGGGGAGCGACCAATGGGCAGCGGTCCTCGGTAACGAATGACATTCAACAACACTCAACAGGCTCCGTTTCGCACTCGGAACGGAGGGCCCTATAATGGCGTCCGCACCGAATTTCCTCGGTTTCCGCGCATCGGGACGCGCCCGCAACGATATTCTAGACGATATCGGCAACGCGCTCGGTCAGGTGAAGCGCGCTCGCGGACTGACCGCCGACGACATGCGGATCGTGTTCGGCCTCAAGGTTGATGACCAGGTTGCTCGCTACATCGCCGGCGAGGCCGAGATGGGCATCATCGCTTGGATGCGCGCCTGCGAAGCGTGGCCCGAACTGCTCGAATATCTGGACGAAACGGTCAGCGAGCGGGTTCTGCGCGGGCGTCAACGGGCGCTCGATCTAGATCCGCCGCAACGTCGGAGCGTGGCAGCGTGATCGCCCGCATCGCAAAGCGCCTGGGCGCATCGTACCTTTGGGGCCTCATCAACTTCACCGTCGGCGTTGCTGCAGGCGGAATCTACGTCGCGCTGGTCCTGATCGCGCACGGAGCGGTGCGATGATCCAGCTCGCCCTCGACCTCGCCCAAACCAAACGCCAGCTCGCATGCGAGCGGCTGCAGCGCATCGTCGACGCGAACCGCCGATCCTACGCCGTGCAGGACTTCGCCAAGCGACGGGCCGCTGCGCTCAGAGTCACGCGGCCGGAGCGGGAATAGATCATGCCGCGGGGGAGATCGCCATACCAAGGCCACGACCGGCGCTATCGCGAGCGCCACTTCGTCAACCCGTCGCTCAACCTTGTCTCGCACATCGACGTCCCCGCCGATGTGACCGTGCTGGAGACGCACGTGCCATGCTTCCGCTGCGGCTCGAGCGGCGGCTGTCGGCATCGACCGTGGCTCATCGGGGAGGTCGCATAGTGCCGAGCCTTCAACTCGCCCGATACCTGCAGCTGCGCGCCAATGGCGTGACGGTCGAAGCAGCCGCCGAGGAATCGCGCATCGGGATCAAAGAAGCCGA